TCTGAACATTTCCAGCATGACAACAGGAAGCTCGACTGCTGTTCAGGTAACTCAGAATGATGCAGTTTCCGAGACAAATGTTGACGATACCCTGCTCACGGTTGATATTCGAACCATAGCTGGCCAACAGGATATAAGCCGACAGGCCATCGAAAGAGGAACAGGAATCGATCTATTCGTTACCCAAGACCTCATTCGTTCATGGCACACAACTCTTGATTCACAAATCCTCAATGGAAGTGGATCAGCAGGACAACTCGCAGGTCTTCGTGGTGCAGGCGGAAACGCAATCACATTCGATGACACAACTGCGACAGTTGCAGAACTTTATCCAAAGTTGGCAGATGCGATTCAACAGATTCAAGCGAACGCATTTGTTAATCCAACTCACTTCGTAATGCACCCACGCCGTCTTGCATTCTTCTTGGCAGCCGTTGATGGCTCGAACCGCCCATTGGTAGTTCCAGCAGCAGGTGGCCCACAGAATGCAGTTGGCTCAGGCGCAGGCGCAGTCGCTTACGGAAACTCCGGTTATCAGATGATGGGTCTTCCAATCATCACCGATGCCAATGTGACCACAGCTCAGGGCGCAGCTACAAACCAAGATGAAATCTATGTTGTAACTGCCGGCGAATGCCACCTATGGGAGCAAGCAGGTTCACCATTCACTCTTCGCTATGACGCGACTGGTGCTGGAAACCTAACACTTAAGACGGTTGTTTATGGCTATGCCGCATTCACCGCAGGTCGTTATCCACTTGCTAACTCGATTATTTCGGGAACAGGTCTAACGACTCCATCCTTCTAATCGAAGGAATAACTAAATAAATTGTGTAGGAGTGTTTGAAGCCCCCCCGATTCAATCACTCCTACACTTCCAAAGTTCGGGGGAACTTGTGAAATTAGGGCATAAAGTATCAATAGGTTCTTGTGATCCAGGGATGGTTAATGGCGGATTCGCCTATCATCTAATTCAACTCGCGCAATCAAGAGCATCAAGGCTTGGGCCATTTGTAAGAATAAAGGGTTCAGGACTTCTATCTAAACAACGAAATCGAGTAGTCAAGCAATTCTTAGAAAAAACCGAATCTGATTGGTTACTTATGCTTGATTCAGATGAGCAACTATCGGTTTTCAATTTTGATTTATTATGTGAAACAGCGCACGACAAAGAAAGACCTGTTGTAGCAGCTTTAGTTTTTGCAGGATTTTCCGAACCTGGTAAGCCTTATCCAAAGCCAGTTCCGGCAATCTTCCAAGATACAGAAGAGGGATTCTTGCCTCTCTATAAATATGACAAGAAATCAGTCTTTGAGATTGACGCAGCAGGAACCGGATGTCTTATGGTTCATCGTTCAGTCTTAGAGAAGATGCGCGAGAACGCCGATTCAAATGTCGGCGAAGACTGGTGCTGGTTTTGGGATGGGCCGGTCGGTGGCAAGTGGATAGGTGAAGACCTGCTTTTTAGTCGCAGAGTCCGAGCTCTTGGGTATCCAATCCATGTCAACACCGGAGTCATCATCCCTCATCAGAAGTCTTATTGGCTCGATCAGAGGCATCACGAATTATGGATAGATTAAAACCAAACGAAACGGCTTCAATAGTTCCAAAATTACAGCGAGCTATGATGCCAATGCCAAAGAAGAGGAAATCAAGTGGCAATAACAAACGGCTACGCGACTCTCGCAGAAGTAAAAGCCTCCCTCGCGATAACTGATACGAGTGATGACGCGCTTCTAGAGATAGCAATCACGGCTACAAGCCGGATGATTGACGACTATACAGGTCGATTCTTCTATGCCAATGGAACATCAGGAAGCCCTGTTACTCGCTATTACACGGCAAATGACCCTTGGACTTTAGCGGTAGATGACTTCACTCAAATAACAGAAATAGCAACTGATGATAGTTTCAATCAAACTTATGAAACTGTTTGGTCAACTAGCGATTATATGGTTGAACCTATAAATAATCCTGCTCGCGGTTGGCCTTATACTCGAATCCTTGCAATCGGAGCCTATGTCTATCCTTATTATTTACCACAGGCAATTCGCATTAAAGGTGTGTGGGGTTGGAGTGCAATTCCGGCAGAAGTAAATCAAGCCTGTCTTATCCAATCATCAAGATTATTCATAAGAAAACAATCACCTTTTGGAATAGCAGGAACTCCCGAATTAGGAACTGTTCGATTAAGTTCTCGACTTGATCCTGATGTAGAAGCTCTGCTTCGTCCAATCAAGCGCAATAATGGATTAGCCGTATGATTCCAAGCACCGTCAGAGATAATCTAAAGACGAGGCTAGAAACAATTTCAGGGCTTCGGGCTTATGACTTAATTCCTGATGTAGTAACGCCACCGGCGGCGATAGTCGGACAACTAGATTTCACATTCGATATTGATAATGCTCGCGGTTTAGACCAAGCGCAAGTTGATGTCCTTGTGATTGTGCAACGCTTTTCAGAAAGAGCTGGTCAGAACGCATTAGATACTTACCTTGCAGGGTCAGGTGCTAATTCCATTAAAGCAGCTCTAGAAGGTGATCGCACTTTGTCGGGGGCGGTGAACACTTTGAGAGTTACAGGCGCCGAAGCAGGCACCTATGACTCACAAGGAGTCACTTTTCTCTCTTACCGATACAGACTCACCCTTTGGGGTTAGGAGAAATCTATGACTTACAAAGTCACCTCAGACCGAGGGGTCTGTGGCAAGAAACAAGGTGAAACTCTCACCTCTCAAGAGTTAGAGGATGCAGGCGCCAACATCGCAGCACTTGTTGAAGGCGGCCACATCGTCAAACAAACCAATTCCGTCAAACCAGCACAAGAAGGAGCCAAGAAGACAACATGGCAAGAATAGTCCTAACTGATGCTTCCATCACGATTAACTCGGTGGATTTGAGCGACCATATTGCTTCGGTCACAATCAATTCGTCCTACGATGCAGTCGAGACAACAGCATTCTCAACATCCGGAGCTCGTGAAAGAGTAGCCGGTCTCGTCGATAATTCCATTTCTCTAGAATTTCACCAGGATTTTGCAAGCGGTGAAGTAGAGGCAACAATCTATCCACTTCTAGGCACAACGACTTCAGTAGTTGTAAAGCCAACAAGCGGTGCAGTATCCACAACCAATCCTTCATATACCGTGACGGCTTTGGTTTCAGAGTGGACACCACTTGCAGGCGCCGTCGGTGAACTAGCTAGTGCTTCAGTATCCTGGCCTATTAGTGGAGCAATCACTAAGGCAACTGCATAGTCGATGGCAAAACTCGTCCTCACCAACGCCTATGTTGTGTTGGCGTCAACTGATATTTCCGATCATGTCACTAGCGTCTCGTTAAGTAGCGTTTATGACATTGTGGAAACCACAAAATTTGGCGATGTTGCAAAAACAAGAGTCGCTGGTCTTGTGGATAATCAGGTGAGCTTTGAGTTCCATCAGGATTTCGCAAGCGGATCGATTGAATCAATTATCTATCCCCTGCTTGGAACGGCAGTCACTTGTGAACTCCGCCCTGTCAACACGACAGTTAGTGCAACAAATCCTAAATATAGCTTCTCGGTTCTTATCTCCGAATGGACGCCATTATCGGCAGCCGTCGGTGAGTTGGCTACTGCAACTGTGCAATGGCCAATATCGGGAGCGATAACAAAAGCAACATCCTGACCAAAAAAGGGGGAAATAAATGGATGGCTTAAAAATCAAAGTAAAAACAACTGATGGCACAGATGAGGTTTTCTCTTTGCGCCCTAGAATCATTGTTGACTTTGAACAGAAATACAATAAGGGCCTAGGAAAACTAATAGCCGAAGAGCAGAAATTAGAACACATCTATTACCTGTCTTGGCTTGCTCTCCGAAGCAATGGCAAAGTAGTAAAGCCATTCGGCCCTGACTTCTTAGACACTCTCTTAGAAGTTTCGCTGGTTTCAGACCCTTCTTCCGAATCCACAGAGACAGTCTGACTTATTCATTAGCCGCTCTCTCTGTGGAGACAGGAATCTCGCCGGTGGGCTTGCTAGATGCACCGGACGGAATACTTGAGGCAATGTTCGCCTATTTGAAGCAACGAGCCAAAGCGAAAGGTAATAAATGAAACTTCCTCAATATAGCGCAAGTGTTCAAGGATTAACTGAGACCATTCGTGCTATTGAGGAGTTCGCTCCTGACTTAAAGCGAGAACTTGATAAAGAAGCGAAAGCGGTCTTAAGTTCTATTGCTAATGAGGCAAGAGATTATATTCCTTTTGACATTCATCCTTCGGGTTGGGCTCGTCAGAATAAATACGCCAATCTTGTAGGCCCATTGCCTCAAGGAAAGTCTCGTGTTGGATTCAAACCATTTGATGCCGCCAAAGCTAAAATTGGAATCAAGACAACAGCGCCAACAAGCAAGAAAACCAAAGACGGACGATTGATGACTAGCTTCAAGAATAGTTATGCAGTCGTTCAGCGTGACGCCGCCGGAGCTATTTTTGAAACTGCCGGTAGAGGTAGTGGCGCTTCAAGAGCTAGAACTAGAGCTTCTAGATCGACTAATCCCTATGCCTCCGAACAATTCATTCAGACTATTGAAAAGTATTATGGCGTTATTCCAACGGCTAAACATCAGGGCAACGATAAAGGTAGAGCTCTAATCAAAGCGGTGGATAACAACCGCAAAATGGCACAGGCTAAAATTTTCAAGGCGATTGAATCAGCACGAGATAAAGCACAGGCTCGTCTTGATTCCATAAAGGAAAAAGGATAAGCGATGGCAATCTATGAACGCATAGTCCTTACCTATAATGACAAGGGCTCAAAGCAGGCTCTCAAAGACCTTAAAAAATTAGAAGATAACCTTAAAGATTTTGGCAAAAAAATTGCCATAGCATTTGGCGCCGCAGCAGGAGCAGTAGGAGCTTTTGCTGTAAAGATTGGCAAAGATGCCGTCGAGGGCGCTCTTGAGGATCAGAAGGCACAAGTCGCTCTAGCTACCGCTCTTCGCAATACTATCAATGCCACAGATGAACAAATCAAATCAACAACCGAATATCTAGACGCTTTAGAGTTACAAGTTGGCATCAATAATAG